CTTTGGAGCCATAACATTGATATTCCGCTGGGCAGAACTGGCAATAAAACCCTTACGCTTGAAGAAGATGACAAGGGGCTCAAGTTTACTCTTGATTTGCCGGATACTCAGGCCGGTAGAGATGCCCACGAATCAATAAAAAGAGGTGATGTTAACGGCGTAAGCTTTGGATTTAACTTACTTCCAGAGGGCAGAAGGTGGGAATACCAGGACGATATGACTTTGGTGCATGTTTTGGAGCAGGTAGAGCTATTCGAAATTAGTCCAACCGCATTCCCGGCTTACACTCAGACCGAAGTAGTAGCCAGAAGCAGCGAGGCTGACCAGTCAAAGCTACAAGAAGAGCTAAAAAATTTCATAGAATCTCAGAAAAAACCTACTTTCCCGTTTAATAGAGAGAGACTTCGCTTAAGTCTTAGACGTATAGGGAAATAAAATAAAATTAATAAACTCTGAATATAGGCTCTGATTTTTAGCAGTCCAATGACTGGCAAGGAATCTCAAGCAGGATATTGCTTCCCATGAAGTATAGGCCGCAAGCCAAAACACTATATTTAAGGGTTTATAAAAATGAAATCACAAGAATTGAGAGAACAGCGCGCAAAGCTGGTCTCAGACATGAGAGGCATTCTCAACAAGGCTGAAGCTGAAAAAAGAGAGCTAAGCGCTGATGAGAATACAAATTATCTGAATATCGAAGCTGATGTTGAAAAGCTTGAAACTAGCATTGAAAGAGCTGAAAATCTTGAAAAAAGAGAAGCAGATCTTGCAAGTGTTATCGGCAAGGAATCAAGAAGCGGCGGTTATCAAACTTCAAGCTCACAAGATCCTAAGCAGAATGACAAGAGCAAAGCTTTTAGAGCCTTCCTAAGAAGTGGCTTTAATCAAATCAGCGCTCAGTATAGAGATCTTCTTGCTGGCACTGATTCCGCAGGCGGATTTTTGGTACCGGATGAGCAGTTTGTTAAAGAGCTTCTAACTAAGCTTGCTGATTCTGTTTATATCAGAGCTGCAGCTAGAAAGTACACAATCTCAGGCGCACAAACTGGCGGTATTCCGACACTTGAGTCTGGCTTTGCTGATTGTGAGTGGACTTCTGAAGTATCAACAGGCGCAGCCGATGATCTTACTTTTGGTAAGAGAACGCTGAAACCTACTTTGCTTTCTAAGGAAGTAAAAATATCAATGATGCTTCTGCAGAACGCATTTGAAGATCCAGCCAGTCTGGTAGCTTCGGAGCTTGCTAAAGTATTCGGCACAACTGAAGAAAAAGCATTTATACTAGGAACTGGCGCAAGTCAGCCTCTAGGTATGATGGTCGCATCTACTAACGGTATTAGCACCGATAGAGACGTTTCAACTGATAACACATCTTCAGCCGTCACCTTTGAAGGCCTTATTAACTGCCAAGAGCATGTTAAAGACCAATACAAAGAAGGCGCTGTATGGCTTGGATCGAGAGATTTAAGAAAGCAGGTTAGAAAAATTAAAGGTTCTGACGGCCAGTTTATCTGGGAGCAATCAACAAAAGTTGGCGTACCGAGCACATTGCTAGGGCACAACTTTATAGCTTCTGAGTTTATGCCAAAAACATTCTCCACAGGGCAGTACGTGGGCTTGTTTGGTAACCTAAATTTCTACGGAATCGCAGACCGTATGGATATGGGAGTACAAAGGCTTGATGAGCTTTATGCTAAATCCAATAAAGTTGGTTTTATCGGCAGAAAAGAAACTGACGGAATGCCTCTTCTTGAAGAAGCATTTGCGAGAGTTAAACTAGGTTAATAGCCAAGTAGTAAAACAAAAGCGGATAGGCTGCAGAGCCTATCCATTTATTAATTAATTTTAAATAAACAATATGAAAGATTTACACTCTGGGTACGAAGTCGCTAAGGCTTTGGCACCTTCAAGCACTTCAGATAATACAGCTTTAGTAGGCAGCATTATCGACTTACAAAACGCAGTAGGCTGTGAAATTTTGCTATCTTCGGGTTCGCTTGTAGATGCAGATGCCACATTTGCCGTAACTATTGACGAGGGCAACGCTTCAAACTTGAGCGGCTCAAATGCAGTAGCTGCAGCGGATTTGATTGGTTCACTTCCAGCTATCACATTTGCAGACGATAACGCCGTCTGGAAGTTTGGATACAAAGGAACTAAGAGGTATATCCGTATCACAATTACACCTACCGGTAACGCAAGCGCAGCTACATTTAGCGCCGCAGCACTTATCGAGAAGAGAAAAGCTTAATTCTCTTAAGTGGGCAGTCCTTTAACTGCCCACACTTTTCAATTTTAAACCCTTTAGGCTATCCAAATGAAAATAAATCTAAAACAATTATCTTGCAGTTCTCACGGCGTATTTACACCAGGCATTAGAGACGTACCGGAAGACCTTGGACTATCACTTATTGAGGCAGGATTAGCAGAAGAGGTTAAGGAGCCGGCAGAGGAACTCAAAGAGCAAGCAGGCGAGCAAGTATTGGAACCTGTAGAGACTCGAGTTGTAGCACCGAAGAGAACCGCAGCGACTAGAAAGAAGTAATTAAATGATCTTAAGTCTCAAAACAGCGCCGGCCAGTCTACCAGTCGCCTTAAATGAGCTTACTGAAGACTGGTTAAGAGTTAACGACGATTCGGAATCTAATCTGGTTAATGCTCTTAATATGGCCTGCACAGAAGTTGTGCAGAAAATTACTAATCGCGCGCTGATTACACAGACTTGGGAGTATAAACTTGATGTTTTTAACAGCGAAAAGATTGAACTACCTAAGCCACCTCTTAGAGTAGTTAATAGCGTCAAATACTACGATACAGCGAATGCTTTACAGACATTGAGTCCGAGTGTCTATGAGGTACAGAAAGACACAATAAAGGGCTATATCAAGCTTAATTACGGGTACACTTGGCCGTCTACATATAGCAGAGACGACGCGGTAGTTATCGATTATAGCACTGGGTACGGGGCTGCAGATGAAGTGCCGGAGACAATCAAAATAGCAATCAAACTTCTGGTAGCACACTTTTACGAGAATCGGCAGCCAGTAGCTACCGGCATATCAATAGCTGAAATCCCGATGAATATCTCTTTTCTACTTTCACCTTACAAAGTTCATTTAATATGATGATCGGCAGTATGGACAGAAAGATCGTTATAGAACGATCGACCACAGGCGCAAGAGATGCCGCTGGAAGTCCTACTATCACCTGGGCAACTCTTTATAGAATCTGGGCTAAGGTCGTGCCCATGAGCGGCACTGAATCACTCAGACTTGAAAGGCAAGTAGCCACGCAGATATCACGATTTTTTATTAGATATGTTGCCGATCTAAAGGTCACAGACAGGATTCTATACGAGGGCAAATACTGGGATATTATAAACTGGCGAGAGCTGGGGCGCAGGGAGTCAATCGAAATTACTGCGGAGCTTGTAGAGTAATGAGCAAAGAGAATATTAGATTAAAAATTGATGGATTTAGCGACGTAGTAAGAAACCTTGAGGCATTCCCGAAGGAAGTTTACGAAGAGGTTCAATCGCACATAGAGAAGGCCGCAAATCGGATTTTAGACGATGCCAGGAGCAAAACCCCAGAATTGACCGGTGAACTTAAGAGAGGTTACAGACTTGAGCTGAAAGGCGATTTATCCAGAAGCTCTGTTTATGCAAAGGTAGTTAATCACGCACCTCACGCGCACTTGATCGAGTATGGCCACGTAATGACAACCAACAACAGAGGCAGAGGGCGAGGCCGTGCGATCAAGGTAGTACCGGCGCAACCATTTATCAGGCCTGCCCTTGAAGCAAATACAAATCAGGTGATAAGCGATCTTACAAATGGCGTAAACGAGGCACTGGATAGAATGGAGAGCAAAGCGAAATGATTCAAGGCGCACTTGTAACAATTCTAGAGGGAGACGCAACTATAAACGGGCTGGTATCAGGCAGGATCTATCCAGTCCACGCTATCCAGAAAGATGTAAGTTATCCGTTTATAACACTCTCTACCGTTTCAGCTCAAAGGGAATTAGTGCACAGCGGATCTTCCGGGGTAGTTGAAAGACTTACACAGATATCTTGCTGGGGCAATTCACCAGCTCAGGCTTATACACTTGCAAAGGCTGTAATAGCCAAAATGCACGGACTGAAGCAGACCGTATCCAGCGATAAAATCTTACTCTCATCTATCAGGAACGAAGTCGAGTTTTATGACGAAGATGCTCAAACTTATCACGTAGCACTAGACGTCATGATATATCACAATGAATAACTAT